GGCGCAGCTTGTCGTGGTTCTTCTCGGTGGCGTCGTATACCGACACGCGCTCGAAGATTTCGTAGAAATGGACAAACTCGTCGTCGCTCTTACGCTCAGTCTTGTCGTCGGTCAGGTAGTCGGGCTGGCCGTTGCCGCTTTTGAAGCCTTCCTCAACCCAGCCGAGGCGCACAGCCTCCGCGAGCGGAATCCAGCCCTCGTGCCCAAGCCACGCGCACTCTTGGAAGTCGCTGCCGGTGAATTCGGCGGGCCACAGGAAGTATTGCGGCGCAACGCGGCTGGCGTAGTAGCACTCGTAGATGGTCTTCTCGACCGACTGCATCTGAATCAGGCCGCTGGCAATCAACTGCTCGTGCTGCTCAGGCGGATACATCGCCATGTCTTGCGCGGGCACTTGAGTGGACTCTGTAGATGCGTCGTAGCCAATCTTGGCGATGGCAATGCCGCTCGCGTTGATAACGTCGGCCAGCGTCTCGTTCATCACAACGTGGGCTTTCACGTCGTGGCGGAGAATCCAGTTCAGCGACGATGCGGCTGCGGGCGCGGCACCGGCATACTGCGGCTGGAGCGGGCGGGCCTGAATCGCGGGCACCTGAAAGAACAACTGCGCAATCTTGTTCTTGGTGCGCGACCAGTCAGCAGGGACGTTGATCGTGTCGTCTTCCGGCGCAATGTCAAACGCTTTGCCAATGCGCGACTGCACGCTGGCCTTCCAGCCCGTGACGCGCTTGTCGCGCATCCGCACGCAGGGCGCAATGCGCTCCTTGACCTTCTCCACGCGCTTCTTCGCCGCCATCGGGTCCACGGGCGTAGATGCACCAGTAGTCGCGACAGGAGTGGCGGCGGGCGGTGTGGCGGGTGGAAACATTAAGGCTCGTTGCTTAGGCTAAGTTCGCGTCCACGGTGAACGCATGAATGTCGGTTTTCCACGATCCGGCGCCAATGACGACGGACCCTTGGTAGCTCCACGCGCCAGCGGCATCGATGTCGCCGTTGATGGTGGTCCACTGCATGACCGCCTTGCCGACTACACCCGCGATAACATCCGGGTCAGCTCCGGTGTAGGCCGCGACGTAGGAGGCGGTCTTGGTGAGCACCGACCCCGAGGGCTTGCGGAAGAACATCTGCCGCGTGCTGGCGGCGCTGATGTCCACGTAGGCGCTGGTTTCGTCCTTGACGATGGCGTAGAACACCGTACCGATATCCCCTACGTGAACCTGGGCACTCATCTCTGCTCCGTGATGCGGACTTGTTTGGTTATGTGGGCAAGTCGGACATCACTACGGATGAGTCGGGTAACGGTGGTAACCATCTTGGATACCGCCATTGTCCGAATCGCGGTAGTTGCGATGGCCGCTGTCAAAGAACGCTGGCGTAGGATGCGAACGGTGAAGACGATTTCAACCGGGTCCGCGACTACACCGCTATCAACTGCGAGTGTGCCCGCGCTGCCCGTGCCGCTGACGCCGGTAAGGGCGCTAGTGCGGGAGTGGGCCAGTATGCCGACGCTGCCGGTTGCGGCGACGCCGGTTAGTGCCTTAGAAGTCGCGAGAGACAGGGAACCGCTTGAGCCCGTGCCCGCAGCGCCCGTCAGCGCCTTGCTGAGCGCGGTGGCGAGTGCGCCGCTTGCGCCCGTGCCTGCCACTCCGGTGAGTGCCTGCGCCCGCGAGAGGCCGAGAGTGCCTACCGCGCCGGTTGCGCTGTTGCCGGTGAGCCCTTTTGCGACTCCTACCGCAACACTGCCCGCGCCACCCGTGCCCGAGACGCCCGTGAGGCCAACCGTGACATCAGGGCTACCCGTGCTGGCTACGATGGTCCCGGCTGCGCCCGTGCCGACGTTGCCGCTGAGGGCCGCTGTCGTGCCCGTGGCGAGCGTTCCTGCCGCCCCTGCGCCTGCGACCCCGGTCAGCGCCCGTGTCGTGCCCTGCGCCAGCGTGCCTGCCGCACCCGTTCCGGCATTGCCGGTGATTGCCTTAGAAGTCGCAGGAGAGAAACTACCGGCTGCACCGGTTCCTGCCACGCCCGTCAGGCCGACCGTTACGTCTCCGCCACCGCCGCTAGGGGCCTCGAAGAACCCCCCGAGGATGAGCGCCGCCGCATCCGTGGTGGCCTGCGGAATCAGGTTACGCGCGTAGAACCTGTCGCTGGGCTGTAGGCGATAGAGCGATGCGTCCGGGTAGTCTGGTGGTGGCGGCGGCGGATCGGCTGTGCGCAGCGCGACCAGACCAGCGCCCCACACAGATGCGGCAGCTAGCGTCGCAGCCTTGTTGCCGCTAGCCCCTGCACTCTCCTGTGGCGCGTCAGCTACACTGCACTCGGCAAAATCGGCACGTTCCGTGACACCAGACCATGTGCTCGTCGTAGCCAGCCAGTTGACACCAAAGGCCACGACATCGGCATCGGCGTGCGCAGTCGTAAGCCCGGTAGCCAGTAGTGCGGTGCTGGAGCCGGTTTCGTTCTTGGCGAATGTTGCGGTAGCGTCTTGTGGATCGCCTGTCGTTATGCGCCCTGTGTAGGCGGCGCAAACAACAGTGTTCCAGACGCTAGTTCCGCCCCAAGTGATTGTGATGTCGCCGCTTTCGACGCCTTGCCGCGACCACAGAACGTGTGTCTCGAAGTTAGTGCCGGCCGCGACTTCCCCGCCAGCGGCGGGAATAAGCGTCCAACTACCCGGAGACACAGACAGCGTAAGCGCCTGATTCTCGGCGTACACCTGCATGAGCAGGATGTCATCTGCGACGGCACCAGCCGGTCTGACGACTACGCGCGAAGTGCTGGCGGATGCGCCAGCGGTAACGGCGCTACCGGCGCGATAGGCCACTAGCCGTTCGCAATTTCGAGCATTAACTCAGGAATGCCTGTAGCGGTAGAGTCTGGTGCGACGGCAAGAAACAGCGCGGAGTCGGCAAACACAACCGGCATGCCCGTGTCGGCAAAGTTGTCCTTGCCGCCGCCGTTATTCAGCCCAACGCGGCCCGACCACAGCGACCGCATGACGTGGATGTTGAATGTGCCCACAGTGGCGACGCTACCAACCACAGACTGAATGGACTGCACACCGCTATCGCCGGCCTGAAGTGGCAGACGCCACATGCGGCCAACGATGTTCACCGCCGTGACAAACGTGCCCGTGGTGCGCCCGCCAGTGCCAGCCTGATTCGTGTAGGTGACGGCCACGCTCTGGATACCCGTGCCAGCAGTTACCTGCTCCAGCCAGATTGTGAGGCCGGAATAGTCCGCACCCGGCACGCGCGAGGAGTAGCTGGGCTGCGAGGCTAGCGTGGTGTTGGCGTTGAACGCATACGCGCCACACGAGAACAGCCGGTCAAATACCTCAAACCAGCACGCGACCGTGGAGCCATAAGACGCTTTAGACAGATAGCCGACATTGCTGCCGCCGAAGGCATTGATGATCGGGTAGCCTGTCGTGGCGTCCGTGTGAACCAGCCCGTTAGCGGTATTGCCAACCGCAAGCGTGCCAGGGCCGGGATTGCCGGCAAGGTCAAACACCGAAAACCACATCGCCGCCACAGCCGTGCGCGAAGCCAGCCGCGCGTATTCGATGCGCTGCTTGGGAGCCGCGATCCAACCGTTAAGGTCCGTGATAGCCATTACGCGAGCTGGACGAGAGCCGTGCCAGTGGCGTTAACGGGCATCGTCAGTGTCAGCGTTCCCGCCGTGATTGTCTGCGATCCAAACGTGTGGACGCTAACTGCCTTGTTACTCTGCGACGAGTTGTAAATCTGACAAGCGTCAAACGCAGTAGACAGCGTTACAGTCGTGAACACCAGCGAAGCCGATGGCGTCCAAATGGCGCCAGTTCCGCTAGTTGAAGGCGGGGTGGCGTTCGTGACTGCGATTCCGCCGGCCGTGTAGCCCGTGCCCGTGACTTCGCCACTCGTGGTATAGGTCGCGGTGGATGCGTTAACAGTCGCGGATACGAGGAACAGCGCCGCTTTGAAGTTGTCAACACCCGTGGTGCCGCGCACGACGCCAACACCAAAATTATGGTGACCCACCAAGAGTTCACCCTTAAACGACGTTGCCATCCCCTGCGTGTTCGCCATTGATTGTCTCTATAGCCTTGTCGGATAAATATGTGAGTCTTGCCGCACTGCTCTTAGCCCGGGATTCTGCTGTCCACACCCTCGCAGCGTTAGCCGCTGCTATAGTGGCCGTAAAATGGGCACTTTTAGGCTTAGAAACCTTATAGCCCGCTCTGGCCTTTGAAATCTTGGCGCGAGTCTCAGCCGACGTCACCCTGCCGGCTTGGCTAGCCGACATCTTGGCTTTGGTCTCCGCCGAATGCTTGCGCCCTGTGCCGGCCCGAGAAAGGCGCTTGCGTGTTGCGTCAGAGCACACTGTGCCTAGCCTGGACCCGGCCGTGGGATTGACGTTGTAGCCTGCCTTGCCGGCAGAGCCGCAATGGTCTATCCAGCGCTGTTCGGCTACGAGAAGCGCGTCAGGCGCAACCTGCTCCAGCTCGTAGAACGAAAAACTATCCCGCCCATGCATGGACCACGAGTTCTGAAGTTTAATGGAGTGGTGTTTGCCGCGATTCAACAACCGGATGTGGTCGTCTCGCCGGGCCGCCATATCAACGGCAGATCCAATATAGAGCTTGCCGTTTACTAAATTGCATATGCCGTACACGCCGCTATTACTAGTCACCCTAAATCAGCCGCAACACCCGTGCCAAATAGCCCAGTTTTAAGCGTAACGTGCGCCGACCGATGAACCACTTCCTCGCCAATCCGATACTCCACCCATGTGGTGTGCTCGTTGTCGTTGTCAATCACGCCTTCGCGCTTATCAAGCTGCGATTCGTCCATGTCGCCGTGGGTGGTGGTGATCATTAGCGTCTGACAGA